TGATACTCTCTAGTTTCAGAGCCAGAATTTAAATGAAGTGCTGGAAAAGTATCTACTTCATCCCAGAACTTTAAACGAGGATGTACGTTATCAAATACATCTGTTAAAAATCCACCAGTTTGGTTTATGCCTTTTAACTTGTCTACTAAGGCTGTTACAATTGAAGCCCTACGAGTGGTGTACTGTCTATGATCTATACTCATTACACTCTCCTAGTGTAGAATCTTCCAATAGCAAACTGTGCGGCAATTTCTCGTATAGATCGATCAATAAGTTTTCTTGGATCTCTATCTGGACTACCTTGAACAGATCCTTTTTCAAATGTTTGGTAAGGATTTTTTCTGTAAGTATATCCAATACTTGGAAAACCTTGAGCAGTTGTAGCTATATCTGTAACTCTAACAGAAGACGCAAACCTGCCTGTTCTATAATTTAGTGCAGGATCTCCCATATTTTTTGCTACTGTATTAGGAAGTTGTTGACTTAGTACTCCCAATAATTGCAAAGGTTTTGCAGAGGGACTTGCACTTCTTGCTATCTTTGCGGTTTTTACAGTTTTTCTTCTTGCTTTGGTTTTCTTTACTTTTGTACCCTCTGCTGTTTTAGACTTTGTAGGAGTAGGTTTTTTTGCTTTATAATTCTTTTTTCTCCCCTCACCTAAATAATCTAAAAAAGCATCTTCAACATCTTTTTCAATGTCAGGAGAGCCTTTAATATTTGAAATATTTATTTCTCCTAAGTACTTACTAAATATTTTTTCATCTTCTTGAATTACTGAAGAAAATATTTCACCTACCCAGGCCGCCAATCTTCCTTTATATTGGTTTAGTTCTTCGTATTCTGCTTCTATTCGAATAGTGCCACTAAGGCCTTTAACTATACTAACATCTTTTTGCCATTCTGCTGTAATATCTGGCCCTGCTTGTGCTATGTCTCCTAGGCTTTGAATTAGATCTATTTTACTAGGAGCACCTGTAATATCTTCTATCTTATCTATTTCTTTAGTTACTTTATACAGAGCCAATAATTTTTTGCGCTCTATATCAGTAAGTACTTTAGAAGTAGCATCTCCATCTAAAACAAGTGCTATGTTTGCTCTTAAAACAGATACATTTTTATGTCCAAACTGATATCCTTCTTTTAATTCAGGAATTAGTTTTGTATAAAAGTTTTTAATCTGTCTAAAATTTGCTCTATCACTTGCTATTTTTGTAGCACTACGAATTTGTATCTTTCCTTCGCCACCCAAAGGCCCCAGATCTATAGTTTCTCTTGACGTTTCAATTTCTTCTGCTGATTTACCTTCTATAGCCTTATTATATGCTTCTATGAACGAATTGTAGTTTTTATAGTATTTTTCGTCAAGTTCAAATATTTGCTTAACTTCTTTTCTTCTATCTATTAGCTTACGCAATTTTCGTGAAGCTGTAAATCTGCGCTGTAAAGCAAATTTTACTAGCTCTTCTATACTTCTTGGATTACTAGCAGACATTAAAAGTTCTTATACAAATCTAAAACTCGTTTTATATGGTCAGGAAATCCTTTGCTTTCTCCACTAGGAGCATTCTCCATAGTAGCCCCTGCCAGCGTTCTTCGAGTTTTGTGTTCATCTTTGAAATAATAGTTTATTAAATCAATGACTGCAATTTGAAGGTCTGCCGGAGTTTCTGCATATCCTGCAGTGTAAGTTACTTTTACAGCTCCCGCTCCTTGCGGCCATGGTTGATAACTAGAGCCAGTAACATGTAGTACACTATCCGTCTTCTTGTCGAGATAATATTCTGTAGTTGGCACGGTGCTGTAACTAGATGCTACTGACTCTCTAGATTCTACTGATACAATATTATTAACTGGACTTTCAGTAAGCTGCACAATATGAGTGCTCCAGTTAATATTAAATTCTTCTACTTTATTAGTGGAATAAAAATCAATTATACTATTTCCACAATAAGTTTTTACTAATTGACTTACAGAGTTAATAATCCTATCGAGCTTATAATCATCTCTTGGATTAGAAATACCTTCAGCTTCTTTGAACTGGTTTAATGTAATTAAATTAGCCATAAGTAAATTAGTAAAAACTTGGGGAGGAAACCCTCCCCAGTTTATTTGTTATCTATTATGCGTTAGCAGCATAGATGAGTGAAGTAGCGGCAACCGTAGTTTCAAGAGCTGTGAAGCCAAGTGATTGGCTAGCTACAAGAACATTACGCTGTTTTGCTACTTGGTACTCAGTTTCGATATTCACGCCACGTAAGCGAGGAACAACGAACCGAGAGGTGTTGACTACAAGGGCTGCAGTCCCTTGATCTGCTGGAGCAAGTACATCGGATACAATTACGGGTGACCCGAAGAGAGTACCGAACATACCGTTGATATTAGCAGCAATATCAGAACCTGCCTTATCGACAGTAGTGAAATCGCCATCTTCAGCAAGAAGGTCATAGTATGCATCAAGGCCTACGATATAAACAATACTACCTACGTCAATACCATACTTGCCAAGTCCTTCACGACCCTGACGAAGCATTGAAGCGGTAAATGCAGGAGCACCATCTTGCTGAGCTGTGATACTTACCTGAGTAGATCGGAAGCCAGTACCTTTGTCTGATCCATTACCACCTGCGAGACCAGCAATAACACCTGATGTACCATAAAGGAAGGCTTTATCAGTTGCTTTTGCGTGAGCACGCGCGAGTGCAGAAGTAATCATTGGAACGAAAGGAACCAAAGACTGCTCATCTACATCATTATCAATGAATGTACCAGCAACGAGTCGCTGAGTATTCATCACACGGTTGGCAACATCAAACTGACCGTTAGTGCCGCCTACAGTGTCCAAACGGTTGTTAGCAGTATCTATGTCATAGTCTTGACCAACAAAAGTTGCATCATTGACATCTGCTACGAAAGGCATTACAGTTGCACCTGAGTTTACAGGAATTTCACGGAACAAGCCTGCAATCTTAGTTTCGAGCTTTAGCTCTTCTTCAAACTGCTGACTAACTGTAATATCAAGATTTGCAGAAGTGGTTTGTGAACCAAAATCTAGTCCAGCCTTCTCAATGACTTCACGACCAAGTACAGTATCGTATCCAGTCTTTGTCATTGCACCAAGAACGCGTGCTTCGAGAGCCTTACGACCGTCGATTTTATTATCGCGCGAACTAAAGTCACGCTTGCTAGTACGCATTGCTTCGAGCTCTGCTGATTTCTCGGCAACCTCTGCTTCATACTTCTTGACAATAGCAGCAATTTCTGACTCTTTTGCAGTCTCCATCTCTGATTTAATATCAGCGACAAGACGGTCAGCACCTGACTCAATACCCGTACGGATTTGAGTCTCAACTTCTTCTTGTTGAGCAGCCTTAGCTTGCTCAGCTTCTTCTGCAGCTTTAGCATTTGCTTCAGCTGCTGCTTTTTCCTCGGCCTGCTTCATTGCAATCTTAGCAGCAGTCTCTTCCGCCACTTTTCTAGCAAAAGAATCCAGGTCGATTTCTGGAGTTTTAACTTCAGACATTTTAGTCTCCAAAGAGGAATCTTCCTCGCTTTTAAAAGTTTTCTTGAAATCTTCATAATCCTGCTCAGAATCGAAAGATTTCGCCAAAGAGAATGTGGCCGCTTGATTGCATGGTACTGATACAACTGATACCTCAAACAACTCAGCATCCTTAATTTTTAATCCGTCGGTTTCCTCTAGATAATCCGCATCCTTGATTCGAAAACCGACAGAAAAAGCTCCAAGGATACCTTCTTTAACAAGTTGAGCCACGGAATCAGGAGCTGACTTAGAAATTTTTGCTTTTAATTCAAGTCCGTTTTCAGTAACTTTTAAACCAGTCGCACGACCGATTGGTTTATTGTAATCATGATTGAAAAGAATAATGGGATTCTTTTCAAAGTTGTTTAAACCACCTTTTGCCCATGCGTCTGGTGTAATTGTATCACCTGCACGGTCAAAATCTTTTGTACTGGCCATTCCAGTAATATTTATACCTCCCTCTTCATCTTCGAAAGATTTAAAAGTAGAAGTTAAATTAAATATTTTATTCACTCTCCTCTCCTTCAGCGGGCCGCCCGCCTTCATCAGGATTAGCGGCACTTCCTGCAATATTGGCAGGTACTCGTAATTCATCATATCCTTC